AATTCCCTCGACACGTTTGCTATGTTCGTTTGGTTTATGTATAATAGGAGTCGTTTTGGAACGCTGGCGGATGCTGGCGCAGAACTTGGTTTCAAAGTCAAGTTCTTCCCACGGGATTCAATTCAGACGTCCACCTTCTTGAAGGGTTGGTGGCAAGACGGGAATGGCGGGTTGCAGTGGGTTCCATTGCCATCCGCATGTTTGAAAATCGGAAAGTTATTGAACGATCCGGTTGTCATCACGAGGACTATACGAAAAGGAAGAAAACACTTCCTTGGGAGAAAAGAGGCTATTCGCATGTGTGCAATGGCCCTCTCCCAATCATATGGCAAAGTTGATCCGTCTTATCCTATTTTTGGTGAATTTCTTCGTACCCTGTCTCGGTTGGGCAAGCAACCAAGGGTCGTTCTACATACCCTCCAAGAATCTTGGAAACCTGTGATGACGGGTATTTCAATTGATAGAGAGGGAGCTTGTAGTTCGATATTGACCAGATACGGAATCAGTCGGGAGGAGATTGAGGATGTTGAGCGGTTGTTGCGGTCAGTTACGGCATTGCCAAGTTACGTTGAGCACATTGTGTTTGACAAGCTTTGCGACGTCGATTACTGAGCGCACAAAAGGGCAGTAGGCTTCGGCCGGGGATTTGACGGTCCCCCCCATACAGTCCAGGGGTTGGAACAAATAATATGCAACAGCAACAACGCAAAGCAAATCAGAAAAGAAAGAACGCCATCGCTCGAGTCGATGGCAATGGAAACTACTACACAGACAGAATTGTGCCCGTTATGCAACAACTCGTTCCGAAAGGAACGTTTGAGCAATTTGGGCGCAAGGCCGGCACCCTCGGTGGTGCCGCCCTTGGAGCACGTTACGGCCACCCCATCCCTGGGGCGGCCGCGGGAGGCTTCATTGGCGGACGCCTCGGAAATGGGTTGTCGCGCATCGTTGGGTTTGGGGATTATGCGGTGCAAACTAACAGCGTTTTTAAAGAAAGTTTGGCGATCGCGCCAGGTGAGGCCGTCCCGGCGTTCGGGATGATTGGCCAAGAAACCCGCATTCGGCACAGGGAGTTCATAAAGGACATCGTTGTGCCAGCGGTACCTGCCACGTTCACTGTCCAAAGTTTCGTCATCAACGCGGGTAACATCGCTACATTTCCTTGGTTGGCAACAATTGCCGCCCAGTATCAACAGTATCATGTCAACGGTTTGGTCTTCGAGTTCAAGACCTTATCAAGTGATATCACTGCTGGTGGTGCCTTGGGTTCCTTGATTTTGGCAACCAATTACGACGTGACTGAGTCGGCATATCCGGATAAACTGCGAATGGAGAATTCCCAATACGCAGTCTCCGCGAAACCTTCTCAGTCACAGATTCACACCATTGAGTGTGACCCAAAACTTACCCAAGCTAAGCTTCTGTATGTTCGCGACGCTTCGTCTGCGGTCAGCGGTGTTGACGCAAGACTTAGTGATCTTGGTTTATTCCAAGTCGCTACAGCCGGTTTACCCGGCACTGCAGGAGCAGTTTTGGGCGAGTTATGGGTCAGTTATGACATCAGTCTCTATAAACCGGAGATTGTCGCGCCGCTTCTTGGCGGTGGGCAGGTGTCATTTACTGGGTCTAAGTTGAATTTGTTCGGGACCGCGGGTGCGTCTGTGAAGGGACTGGTTATGACTGCCAGTACCAATACATTGACGTTCTCCGAGATCGGGCAATATTTGGTTGACCTCAAATTGACGGGTACCGTTATGGTCGTTCCGACGGTTGTCGGTTCGACCGCGGCCGTCGTCCTCGTTGCCAATTCAAGCTTCGCGGCGGCGGACACTGAAGCAATCGCTCAGTATACCGTCAATGTGACCAGTAAGAACCAGACTGTCGTCTTTGATGCGTCTGGATCCACTTCTGTGTCCATTTGTTTTGCTCGTGCATCCAACTACACTACCACGTTTGGTTAAGTGTCTGGTTGGGTCGCCTATATCAAAACCGACCCCCTGTCGTCACCCTGACGTTAACTGGCGTTGTACCGCGTTATGGACGGTTTCCTCGTTTCCAAAATAGTAGG